CTTCACCCAGCCGGTTGACGATGGTCACCTCACGGTCGTTGAGCTTACCGGCCATGCTCTTGAACACCACCGCGATCGGCGCGGCGATGAGCAGCAGCACGGCCGCGTCCCAATAGCGGTGCTGGTCGATGAGGCGCACCATGGAGAGCAGCACGAGGATGTCGAAGAGCGAGTTGTGCTCCCGCATCATGTAGGCCGCACAGCGGCGGCAGAACATCCACACCTTCTTCACAGTCCGAGCTCCTTCCTGATGATCTCCAGGCCGCCGTCGCGGTCGGCCCACACCGCGCGCACCCCGGCCTCCTCCAGCCGCTTCATCGACGTCTTCACGCCTGAGAACTTGCTGGCGGTGTTCTTGGGGTTGACCTCTCCCTTCGGTTCAGGGAGCTCGATCAGCTTGCGGCCCTTGGCGGCGCGCTCGGCATTCTCGGCCTCAGCCTTGGCCAGGCGCTTGTTGAAGTCGGCCATGCGGCGCTCGTTGATGGAGGCCAGGCAGACCTCCAGGGGCGTGTTCAGCGCCACGGTCAGCAGCGGCAGCCCGTCCTGGTGCAGCTTGACCGCGCGGTTGACCTCAGCGCTGATCAGCAGGCCCTCGTAGAGCACGTCCATGCCTGCCTCGTGCGACTTGCGTACGAGCTCATAGATGTGGTCCTGGTCGGTGATCGTGTCGCAGCCGCCACAGGCCGTCTCATAGTGGCCGATGACGCCCAGGGGGCGGCCGCCGTGCGGGTGCTGGTAGATGTAGCCGATGGGGCGCTTGCGATCGGGGACGCGCACCGCCGACTTGCTCTTGTAGAGCTCCATCACCTTGCGGGTCAGGGTGGTCTTGCCGGACCCGCTGGTCCCCCGGATGTTGATGATCACAGCTGCAGCCCCAGGGTCTGGGCCACGCCTGCCCACTGCTTCGGGAAGTGGCGGATGCCGCTGTTCCAGAGGGGGCGGACGCTCAGCACGTTGCCGCGCACCCGCGTCCAGGCCTCGTCGTCCACCTTGGCGGCAGGACGCCAGCCTTCAATGAACTCGCCCTCCTGGGCCACCTTGACCGACCCGGCCGCCAGCCGCTCGAAGTTGCCCTTCCAGCGGTCGTACTTGCTCTCCATGTCGAGGCTCTTCCGCCCCATGGTCGGCTGTTTGATGATCGAGCTCCCCGCGTACCAGTAGGGCGTCCCCGGCACCGGATAGGCGTAGGCCATGATGAAGCGGCCCTCCCGGAAGTAGAAGGCCGGGCGGCGCTCCTCACCGTTCAGCTGGTAAAGCGAGCGGTCATAGTCGAGCTCGACCAGCCGGGTCCAGCCCCAATAGGTATGGCCCAGGCGGCGGCCCCAGCCATGGCCGACAATGTACCAGTCGACGTCCCCAGGCCCAGGGGCGTCGCAGGGGCGCACCTCGCCTCCAGCGAAGAGCTCGCGGGTCTTGGGCACCAGCAGCTGGGCATTGAGGTGGTAGGAGCTCGGCCCAGCCAGCCAGAGGCCGCTCTCCATCTGCTCCCGCGCATACTTGCCACCGTGGGGTGGGCTCTTGGTCGAATAGACGAAGCGCGCTTCCTCGGTCGCGCCGTCGAACACGTCCTGCGCATGCCACTGAGCCCACACCTCACGGCACTCCTCGTCGGGGCCGAACTTGTGCGAGCCGGATGGGTAGATGGCCCCGGTGGACGCCTGCCAGGCGACGCGGGGGTCACGGCTATCGTGCCAGGTGAAGTCGATCTCGTTGCGCCACAGCATGTGCGCCAGCATCGAGCCGGTGAGGCCCATCCCTTCGATATGCACCCGCATTCACTTGCTCCCTGGTGGCATGGCGTAGAGCATCCCCCGCGCCGTTTCGCTGGCCTCGCTCCAGCCCTGGAGCCCGTGCCTGATCTCGTCGATGTCGTTGAACAGCGGGTAGTGCCCGTTGCGGTGGCTCTTCCACTTGCAGAGGATCGTCTCGATCTCCTGCAGCCCGACCGGCCGCTCGTGGCGGGGCGGGGCAGTGTGCGCCTTGAAGTGTTCGCTCAGGTGGTCGACCACGTTCTCGATGATCTGCACCTTGACCGCGTCGCTCTTGGGCTGAGCGTCGTCCGGCAGCTTGGCATGCTGACGCCAGAGGGTCAGCGCGGCCTTGACCGGGTCGTCGAACATGAAGACTGCCGCCTGGTCGAAGTCGATCGGCACGATGCCCAGGCGGTCGAGCATGTCGCAGACCTTGAAGCTGATCCAAGGGCCGAACAGCGGGAGCTCCTTGGCGCGCCCCGCCACCGTGGCGTAGGGCAGCGGGCCCTCGCCAGCGGCGATCTCCTCGACCAGCTGGTGCGGGTTGTCCATGTAGCGGCCCCAGAGCTTGGTGACCGCCTTGACGGCTGCCTCACCCCGGAAGTGCCGCCGCTCGCTGCCCCTGGGCCACCGGCCGCCGTCAGGGGCCTCGGTCTCGTTCTTGGCGGCGATGCTCATCCGCTGCCAGAATTCCTTGCCGCCTGCCTCGCTGATGTAGCTGGCCGCGCCGCAATGGTAGAAGCACCAGTAGGCGATGAGCCAGCGGTCGCGCTGCTCCCCGTCCACCCATTCCATCTTGTCAAGCGCAATATAGACCGGGTCCAGGTCCCCGGTCTCGAGAAGGTGAGCCCCGAATTCATAGATGTCGAGGCGTGGGTAGTTGCGTCCGGCCATGTGTGCTCCCTTTCTGCTCCGGGAACGTCGCGGCTCCCGGAGCAGAAGGCAATCGGTTACTTGTGGATGGTGATGCGGCCGTCGGCGTCCTGCTTCATGCCGTAGCCGACATAGTAGTGGAGGAGCCGGATGCCCTCGTAGCAAGTCTTCTTGGCGACCTCAGGGTCCATGTCCTTCTTGGCACCCCAGGTGGCGGCCAGCGCCTCGTCGAAGGTGGCACCGGGCTTGGTGGAGAAGAGCTCGACCAGCTTGGCGCGGTGGGTACCGGCGCGCACCGGCTTGATCTCGTCACCGGCCGGGAACACGAAGCGCATGCCGCGCAGCTTCCGAGGCTTCTTCTCGCCCTGGCGGCTTTCGGCCTCGTCCTTGACCTGGCGCTTGTCAGCGTCGGTGAGCTCGACCTTGCCCTTGCCGAGGCTCTCGTCGTTGGCCTGGTCGTACTGCTCCAGCGCGCCCCAAGTGCGCTTGATCGCGGTCTTGGTGTCGGCGAAGCGCTTGGTGGTGCTGAGGCCGAGGTTCGAGCGGACCAGGTTGTGGAGCTCGACCAGCTGAGGGCCGGTCAGCTGATCCAGGAACAGGTCAGCGCCGTTCTCCGCAGCGGTGCGGGTCTGGGCATAGGTTTTTCCGAGGAACTTGATCATGGTAGTCTCCTTTTCTGTTGGCACTTTAGACCACCGCTGGCCTCACTTCATCGCCTGTTCACCAAGCATTTGTATCCCGCCTCCTGGATTGCGGCCTGGGCTCCCTGAGACCAGCGGTGTTGAGAGCCCTATCTCTCACGCTGCAACAGAAGACAACCCCCTATTTTGATCTGGCGTCATTTTGTGAGACCTTCCCTTCGCCCGTCCCCGCGCCAGGTTGACGGGGATGGGTACGAGCTCAGTGCAGTCGATGCACAAGGTCCCGTGGTCGCATCCGTGATCGAGGTGGTGCCCAGGAGGGACGCGCAGCGACGGTATCTTGCCAGCGAGGAACGCGGCGAAGACGTGAGCCCTCACCGCGTTGTGCTCCTTGTCGATGTAGAAGCTCCCGTAGGGCCCCGAATACGGCCGCTGGCCGCCCCTGCTCTGGGCACCCGTCCAGACCCTGCAGCCGTCGGGCTTGCGCTCAATGTGCTGGAGGAAGCGAGCCTCCAGCTTGATCAGGTAACACGGGGTAAGCTCGGCCACGGGTAGTCTCCTTTTCTCATATCTCGATCACTCTGACCCCGGCGCGCTTCGAGCGGCGCACCATGTCGGCCGTGCCCTTGCCACCGGGGAAGGCCACCACCAGGTCGGGCTTGCCCTTGGTGAGCATCTCCTGGTTGCGCCGGGGGCCTGCAGACAGGCCGTAGGTGTGCCAGTCGGCGGGGTAGGCCTCCAGCTGGAGGCCCTGCTTGAGGCCCCAGGCCTCGCCTAGCTGATCCGCGCCGCGCGCCGCGCCATGGATGAGCACGGTGATGGGCTGCTCGGCTCCGATCTGCTGGAGCACCTTGTCGACGTGCGCCGCGTCCCGGTAGTCCCGGCCACCACACACGAGCACCCTCACCGCTTGGGCACCGCATAGCGCAGCTGGAACTTGCCAGTGCAGCGGATGCGCCTGAACCGACGGTCGTTGCCCTCGCCCTCGACGATCGGCTTGCCGTCCAGGCCGAGCTCATACTTGATGAGCCAGCCCTCGGCCGCGTTCACCTCCACCACGTCCTGCACGTAGGCCTCCTGCACGATGTCCCAGACCTTGAGGTCCTGCCAATCGTGCGGCGGGCCGCCTGCGTGGGCGTAGGTAGGGGCCTTCTTGATCACGCGGCCAGGCTCTGGGGCACGGGGTGCTCGATCAGGTAGGTCTGGAGCTCGGAGAAGCCGCCGACCAGCGAGCCGTGGTGGTACACTTGTGGGAACGTCCGGTGCCCCTGGGCCTTGAACGCCGCGATGTCCTCCTCGCTCACATGCTCCTGGACCACCGGGGTGAAGCCCAGGGAGGCGAGGAGCTCCTTGGCCTCGACGCAGTAGGGGCAGCCGGGCTTGCTGAGCACCTGCCACTCCGGGGTGGCTGCGAGCGGCTCCTCGAACATCGAGAAGGCGTCGTCCCAGCTGCCCGTGACCGAGGCCTTGGAATAGTCGGTGGCCTTGTTCTCGAAGAAGTTGACGTGCTCCTTGCCGCTGACCAGCACGTCCACCCACGGCAGCGGGTTTTCACCGATGCCATAGTGCGCCGGGAGCCCCAGCTGCCCCAGGCGGCGGTCAGCGATGTAGCGGATGTAGGCCTTGACCTCGTCGGGGGTCAGCCCTTCGATATTGGCCTCACCGTAGGCCAGGTCGATGAAGCGGTCTTCCATCTCGACCATGCGGCAGCAGTCGTCCAGGATGCGCGCCTGGAGCTCCGGGGTCCAGAGCTCCGGGTGCTCGTCGAGCAGGGCGTGGAACACGCGCACCATGGAGGCCACGTGGTGGCTCTCGTCGCGGATCGACCAGCTGACCACCTGGCCCATGCCCTTCATCTTGCCGAAGCGGGTGAAGTTGAGGAGGATGACGAAGCTGGCGAACAGCTGGAGGCCTTCGCCGAAGGCGCTGAACACCGCGATGTCGCGCGCCAGCCCTTCCAGGCCGCCGCCGCTCGTCTCGCACATCATCTCGTGCTTCTGGCGCATCTCGTCATATTCCATGAACGCGCCGTACTCGGTCTCCGGCATGCCGATCTCGTCGATCAGCGTCGAGTAGGCCTGGATGTGGACGCCTTCGCGCGCGGCGATGGACGCCATCATCATCCGGAGCTCGACCGGCTTGAACAGGGGCAGGTAGCGGTCGATGTAGCACTCAGCCACGTCGACGTCCGCCTGGGTGAAGAAGCGGAACACCTGGGTGAGCAGGTTGCGCTCGTCGTCGTTCAGCTTGGCCTTCCAGTCCTGCACGTCGACGTTGAGCGGCACCTCGCGCACCAGCCAGTGCATCTGCTCGCTCTCGACAAAGGCCTGATACGCCCAGGGGAACCAGAAGGGCTTGTATGCGAGACGCTTGGTGAACAGGGATGGAGTTTGCATTGTCAGGCCTCACATGCTACGCAGTCGCTTTCACCCGGCGCGGGCGCGCGGGTTGGCTGACTGAGGTTGGTGCCCACAGCCTCGGTCCGACGGACACTGCTGGAGCGAAGGTAGTAGAGGGCCTTGAGGCCGCCCTCCCAGGCGCGGAAGTGGAGCCGGTTGAGCTCGGCCGGGCTGACGTTCGGCGGCAGCGCCATGTTGAAGCTCTGCCCCTGGCAGATGAAGGGCTGGCGGTCGATGGCCTGCTCCATGATGGCCATCTGGTCGTGCTCGACGTGGGTGCGGAACACCTTCTTCTGCTCCGGGGTGAGCCAGTCCAGGTGCTGGACCGACCCGTCATGGACCAGGATGCTCGACCACACCCCCGGCTTGTCGCGGTCCATGGAGCGCAGGAGCGCCTGCAGCGCGGGGTTGCGCACCTCCTGGGTGCCGCTGAGGGTCTTCTGAGCGAAGGCGTTGGCGGCCATCGGCTCGGTCGACGGGCTGACCCCGCCACAGATGAGCGAGCTCGTGGCGTTCGGCGCGATCGCCATGCGATGGGCGTGACGCAGGCCGGTGCCTGCCATGTCCGGCGCTTCGCCGCGCTCGGCTCCGAGGCGAAGGGAGGCCTTCTTGGCCAGCTGGCTGATCGAGCCGTAGAGGCTGATGTTGAGCCGCTTGGCTTCGGGGTCTTCCATCGTGAGGTTGCGCTGCTGGAGGAAGGTGTGCCAGCCGAGTGACCCCAGCCCAATCGACCGCTCCCTCTGGGCCGAATGGACCGCGCGCCACATGCCTTCCGGAGCCTGCTCGATGAACACGTCCAGCGTGTTGTCAAGCATGGTGACCAGATCGTCGATGAACTGCTCGGCCACCGGGGCCCACTCATCGTACTTCGCCATGTTGAGCGAGCTCAGGCAGCACACGGCCGTCCGGTCGGGGGCGGTGGGCAGCATGACCTCGGTGCAGAGGTTGGAGTGGTGGACCCGCAAGCCCAGGGCGCGGAGCGGCTCCGGGAGCGCGCGGTTGGCGGTGTCGGAGAAGAACAGGTAGGGCTCGCCGGTCTGGACCCGCTTGAGCAGCAGCCGCATCCACAGCTGGCGCGCGTCGACCGTCGCCTTGGTGATGCCGCTGTTCGGGTCGACCAGGTTCCACGGCTTGCTGTGCTTGACCGCCAGCATGAAGTCGTCGCTGATGCAGACCCCGTGGTGGGTGTTCTCGTTCTTGCGGTGGACGTCGCCCCCGGTCGGGGTGCGCATGTCGATGAACTCGACCACCTCAGGGTGGCTGATGTCGATGTACACCGCGCCAGCGCCGCGCCGCGTCCGCCCCTGGTGGTAGGCGAGCAGCTGGCTGTCCATGACGTGGAGGAAGGGCATGAGGCCGGGGGTCTCGACCCCCTTGGACGTCTTCTCCCCGACCGAGCGGATGTGGCCCCAATAGGTGCCGATGCCGCCGCCGTTGGTGGAGAGGTAGGCGTTCTCAGTGAAGTTGGCCGCCAGGCCGGTGATGCTGTCGTCGACGTAGTTGAGGAAGCAGCTGATAGGGAGACCGTTGGGGGTGCCGCCATTTGAGATGAGCGGGGTGGCGTAGCTGAACCACAGCTTGGAGGAGTAGTCGTAGAGCCGCTGAGCGAGCTCCGGGTCGCCACCACTGAACGCCTTGCTGGCGCGGGCGAATACGTCCTGAGGGCCCTCCCCGGCCTGACAGTATCGCTCCTCCAGCGTGATGCGCCCTAGAGTGGTGAGCAATTCGTCGCGGCCGTAATCAATCTTCATGTGGGTTCCCCGTTCCTTCGCTGGCGGCAGGACTTCCACCATGCCTCGGTGAGGGCATGGTGCCAATGGTGTCCTCCAGCATCTTTGTCGCTAACTTGAGTTGCTCGACTGCCTCGACTAGGGAGGCGCGGTTTGCGCGCTTCCGTACGAGCGCCATGCAGATGGGCATGGAGCCACCCTGCAGGATGATCTTGTGGATGACCTCAAGGCGTTTCTCCAGGTCACTCACATCTTGACCACTGTCAGCTGCTCAGCCGCGCGGGTGATGCCGGTGTAGAGCCAGCGGTCCCGATCCTGGCGGAAGCACCACGCCTCGTCGAACAGCACCACCTCGTCCCACTGCGAGCCCTGGGCTTTGTGGACGGTCATGGCGTAGCCGTAGTCGAATTCCTCGGCCTCCTTGCGCTCCCACCAGGGGAGGCTCTCGTCGCGGCCCTCGAAGTAGTGGGTGTGGGCTTCCACCTCAAGCTCGGTGCCAGGCTGCCCTTCCAGGTCGCTCTCGGCTGACACGGTCATATAGACGCGGTCTTCGGTGATGGCCCCGACGCCCTCCACGTACCAGAGCGCGCCGTTGAGCAGGCCCTTCTCATGGTTGTTGCGCAGGCACACCAGCTTGTCGTCGACCACCGGGTAGTCGTTCGTCCCCCTGCCCAGGAGGGAGCGCATGCGGCGGTTGCTGGAGTGGCGGGTCTTGTTCCGGCCGACCAGCAGCTGATCCGCGTGGAGCGCATCCTCTGGGCTCATCTGAGGCTGGTTGATGACCCTGCAGTTGCCGTAGGTGCCGACGTCGAGCCGCTCACCCTGGCGCACCTTGGTGGCCATTGCGATGATGGGGCTCTCGGCCGCCTGGCGATGTATCTCGGTCAGCATGACATCGGGCTGAACGCCCTCAGTGAAGAAGCCCCCGCCGCCCACTGGAGGCAGCTGAGCCGGGTCGCCCAGGACGAGCACCTTGGTGCCGAAGCTGAGCAGGTCTTCGCCCATGCGGCCGTCGACCATGGAGCACTCGTCGATCACCACCAGGTCGACGTCCTTGACCGGGCTCTCCTCGTTGAGGGTGAAGCTGGGGCGGCTGAGCGCCTTGCGCTCGCGCTCCACCTGCTCACGCAGGTCACGGACGCGGCGGTTGTTGTTGAACACCTCGGTGAGCTCGGCCGGGCTGAGGTGCGAGCCTGCCTCCTGGCGGAGCTCGATCAGCAAGGCCGCCAGCATCGCCTCGATCTCCTTGAGGCGCGCCTTCCCCTTCTCCTTGGTGTGATAGATCATGGAGTGGATGGTGGAGGCGTTGGGGCAGCCCTTCTGACGCAGCACATAGGCGGCCTTGCCGGTGTAGGCCCCGAACAGCACGTCGTCGACGCCTTCGGTGAAGTGCTTGGCGAGGGTGGTCTTGCCCGTCCCGGCATAGCCGAACAGCCTGAAGACCTGGCGACTAGGGTCGCGGCAGAACTCGTCTACGGCAAGCAGGGCAGCGTCTTGTTGGGGTGACCAGGTGGGCAACGGAAGCTCCGGGCTCTAGAGCGAAGATGAGGTGCCAGGGGAGTGCGGGGGCATTGCACTCCCCTGGCGTCGTCAGCCGGGCAACAGGGGGAAACCCGGCCGCCGATTGCTTAGAACGGCGGGTCTTCGCTCGACCCGTTGCCGCCGTCACCCGTGTTGTTCTGCGTCTCGAACGCAGCGCGGGCCATGCCGGACGTGACCATGTCGCGGAAGCCCTTGGCTTCTTCGAGCAGGGCCGCCTCGGTGCCGGGGTTGATCAAGCTCTCGGCCCAGCTGCCCTTGAGCGGCTCGATCTTGAAATTGAAGAACGAGCCCTTCTCGTTCTTCTGCTTGACCGTCTTGAGCACGGCGCGGTTGGCGAACATCGGCGGCCGACCCTTGAGGGTGTACATGGCCGTGGTGAAGTCGCGGTACGGCTTGATCTTGGTCGAGGTGAACGAGACCACGGCAAAGCCGGTGGTGGTTTCGCCCGCTTCATCCAGGAGCAGACCGTAGATGTAGTGCGTCTCGATGAGCTCGTTGCCGTTGTCCAGCATGAGCTTGCCGATCCGCGATCCGCCGTTGGCAGCGATCGCGGCCTTGACGACGTCACCGTTCGGGTCGTGGAGACCGACGAAGCCGCCCCCCTTGTCGCGGGGCACCCATTCGACGTAGGCCGTTTCCTTGTGGACGGGCAGGAACGCCTGTCCGGGGGCCTGCTTCGACACATCGCCTTCGATGATGTCGCCGGTGACGGTGTTCACCATCTGGCCGGGCTTGTAGCGGTCCCCGTCTTCCTCGACCTGGGGCGAGTTGGACTGCAGGATGCTGATGAACGGGATGCTGAGGTCAGCCCCGCTGGTGCCTTCGAAGCCTGCTCCCGCATCGGCTCCGTAGTCGTAGGCGGCAACCGCACCACCCTTGGGGGTGGTCGCTACCGCTTTGCTCTGTCCGGCCATATGGCCCTCCTTCTGAACGCTGGGGACACTTTTGGGGCCTCCCGAGCAATGGCCCTTCCTCTGCCGAGGCGCTCACCACTAACCAGGTGACGGTATCTCGTTTAGCCGGGGTCCTTGAAGTCGATCTTGGCCGACCGCTGGCGGTACACGCCAAAGGTGTCGAGGGGGATGTCCACGCCTTCCTGCAGCTGTTCGGTGACGAACGACGCCAGGGTGGACGGGTGCACACCGCGCTTGATGTCGAACTTGAGGGGCTTCTTGCGCTTGCGCAGATCGGCCTCGAACTTCTTGGCCCACGCCTCGTCGCCCTTGCCAAATTCAATCTTGAATTCGCGCTTGATCAGCTTGCCGAAGCCCTTGTCCTCCAGCCAGGCGAACGCCTTGTCGGCCGTGGTCGTGGGGATGGACCCCCTGATCTTCTCGACGATCTTGACCTTGATGCCGTCGCGCGTGGTGCACTCCTTGACCTCGGCCTCGTCCATGAGCGCGGGCAGCTGGTGCTCTGCGATATCGCGCAGCCGCTCCTGGGCTTTCTTGAGGGCCTCCTCGCAGCGGGCCACCTCGGCCTCGGCCTCTTTCTGGTCCAGCGCCAGGCCGCTGATGCGGGCCAGGACGTTGTCGCCTGGGCCGTCTTTGAAGTCTGAATAGTCGTGCATGGAAGCTCCTTTTCTGCTGGGCTCGATGTTGTCTACGCCGCGTCGTCCTGGCAATCAGCAAAGACCCCCTGGGCGCGAACAGGAATGTAGGTGTGCTTGGCACCGCTCCACTGGAGCATGGTGACCGAGCCGTCATTGTAATCGGCCGCAATGGCCGTGGCGAGGCCCAGGAGCACGGGGTTGCCGACCAGCAGGAGGTAGTCGTCGTCGTTGAACTCCTTGAGGCGCTCCTGGAGCTCAGCGAGCACCGGGCCTAGGTTGAAGGGGCTGGCATTGGAGCCCAGGAGGAAGACGAGCTCGCCGTGCTCGGCAGCGGGGGAGAAGTCGAACTTGGGCTTGAGTTGACCGTCCTTGGGGTCCACCCACTTGGTGTCCTGGACGACGTATACCTTGCTCATAGCCACTCCCTCAGCGTGTCACCCGTGATCCGGGCGGCGATGTCGAACTTGCGCCGAAGCGCCTTGATAATGTGACGAGCAACAGTCTGGGCCCCTCCAGGTAGCCGCGCCTCGAAGTCAATATAGTTGACCGGGTGCTCCTGGCCAATACGGTGCGCGCGGTCTTCGCTCTGCAGCCGGTCGATCAGCTTGAAGCTGTTGGTCGGGTACAGGACCGAGCGCGCCTGGATGAGGGTCAGCCCCTCCTTGCCCTTGGCCGGGTTGCCGACGAACCATTGTGCGTCCCCGGCCTGGAAGGCGATCTTGGAGCGCTCGCACTCGTCGTCGTTCATGGTGCCGTCGTACCGCACCGCCGACTTGCCGAGCCGGTCCATGACCTGGTCGATGTCCTTGGTGAACCGGCACCAGATGATGGCCGGGTGGCTCAGGCCGTCGGTCACCTCCTCCACCTGGTCCATCAGCGGGTTGCGCTTGCCGATCAGCCTGACCGGCTCCTCCTCGTCGTCGGTGTGGGCATAGCCGCTGACGATCTGCTGGAGCCGCAACAGCCGCACGATGGCGAGGTTGCCGTCGATCATGGCCCCGTCTTCGAGCTCGGCCTCGAACTCGTCGCGCAGCTTCATGTAGAGGTCCGCCTGCTCCGGGTCGAGCTCGAAGTAGCGGGTGCTGTAGAGCTTGGGCGGCAGGTCCAGCACCTCGTCCTTGGTGACGCGGCTGCTCACGCTCTGGAGGATGCCGGTGAGCTCGTCGATGTTCTTGTACTCGATCAGCTTGTCATAGCCGGGGTCGTAGCCGAGCTCTTTCTCGCACTCAGCGCGGGTGAACCAGTCGCCGAAGTGGAACTTGAACGTCCGGAAGCTGTCGAGCTCGTGCTTCTTCCAGATGTCCTCGTCGAGGAATTTCAGCTGGCTGTAGAGGTCGAAGGGGCCCTGGGCCACCGGGGTGCCGGTGAGCAGGCGGCGGTAGGGCGCATAGCGGCCGCTGGCCACCAGCGCCTTGGTGCGCTTGGCGGACGGGGTCTTGATGTTGTGGGCCTCGTCCATCACGTACAGGACGCGGCGCTGGCGCAGGAATTTCCAGAGGTACTTCTTCGCCAGGTCGGTGACCGCGCCGTCGTAGCTGAGCAGGAGCCAGGCCAGGCCCTTGTGCTTGAGCAGCTGCTCGCGCTCCTTGGTCACCCCGACGTTGCGCGCCTTCTGGCTGTTCCACACGTGCGCCTTGGAGACGCGGGCGACGCGATCGGGTAGGTGAGCCGGGAGCTCGTCGCTGAGCCAGTTGCGGTGGACCCCGCTGGGCGCGACCACCACCACCGCGTCGATCTCGCCTTTCTCGTATAGGTAGGCGGCCGTGTCGATGGTCGGCTTGGTCTTGCCGCATCCCTGCTCCCACAGGATGCCGTAGTAGGGCAGGTCACGGCTGTACTCGAAGGTCTCAGCCTGGTGCTTGAAGGGGGTCGACTTGAATTGATAGGACACGCAGGAAGCTCCTTTTCTATGCGGACGACGATGGCGCGCGAACGCCCCCGAACGCAATCATGGCTGGCGCTCGACCGGCTCGACCTCAAGCCCAGGGAGGCGGGCAGGTCGAGGGCGAAAAAAGTGTGGGAGTGGTAGGGCCTAATCTACTTACTCTACTCCCTCTACTTAGAAGAGGAGGAGTAGAGTATCTAGAGCCCCAGGTTCGCCCCTTGGGCTATTTCCCCGCGAACCGGAAACCAGTCGAGCAGGTCGGGAAGTCGAGCAGATGCCCCGTAAGCCCTTGGGCTTGCACGGGAAACACCTGCTCGACTGCCGCGCTTAACCTGCCGGTGGCTCGACCTGGGACGGGTGCTGGAGCTTCGCCTGGGGGGCGAGCCGCAGGTAGCTGACCACCATGAAGGCGAGGAAACCCGCGAACGGGGCGAGCATCAGGTTCCACGGTTCCGGCAGCTTGCCGATGAGCGCGGTGATGATCTGGCCGTTGTCGGCGATCAGGTAGGTGATGGCGAACGAGACGGCCAGGTTCAGCTGCTGCGACCAGAGCTTGAGACTGGACTGCAGCGACATGAGCGCCTTCGGACGCAGATGGAGGTAGAGGGCGAGCGCGGCCGCTGCCACGAGCAGCGTGATCAGGATCATGAGAAACATCGGGGCCTCCTATGCCAGTTGGTAGTGGGGCCCGTCGATGAAGTCGGGGCCAGGGTGGCGGCGGCAGTACTCGTCCACCGCTGCCTTCATGGACGCGGCCGAGCCACCGTACTGCATCATGGTACGGTCCCAGATGCCGCCCCAGATGAGCGGGACCTGGAGCTCGGTGGCGGCCTGGTCGACGGCCACAGCGATCTTGAAGATGGGCGGCCACTCCCAGCGCGGGCCGCCGCCGATGAACGGCACCAGGTCGACCGCGTGGCCGAAGCCGTCGGCCTGCTTGAGGTGCTTGCTGTTGAGGGTCTTGGACACGCCCCGGCGCACATAGTCCTTCTGCGTCGCAAGGCTTCGCAGCCCCTCGAACACGGTGAAGTCCTGCTCGGTCAGCTGGATGGCGCGCTCGACCACGGCCACCATCTTGGGGTGGACGCCCACGAGGGCGGCTTTGCTCTTGGCTCCGAGGGTGTAGCCCATGTCGGTTCTCCTAGGGTTGCTTGGTGACGAAGGCCTTGAAGCCCAGCCACAGGGCAGCGAGCACACCTGACAGGAAGATCGTCAGCGTGGTGATCATCGCCTTGCTCTTGACGTTCTCCATGCTCTTTCGCCACTCGCGAAGGTGCTGCATGTCCTTCTGCATTTCGAGCGGGTCCAGAGTGGAGATGCCCAGCTGGATGAGGGTCTGTCGGACGCTCTCGGCTACGATGCGTTCGAGCTCCAGCCGGGTCTCCGGATCGACTGCCATTGCTACCTCGGCCATGATTGCACCAGGCCTGCGTGCCGACGCGCGCACTCGGCGTAGGCCAGGTACAGGGCCTGGAAGGTTGCCAGTGCCTGGGCGCGCGTCATCGTGCCATCTGCGCTGAGCAGGAGCGTCGGCGGGTCGCCACATAGCTCGGCCAGCCTCGGATCAGGGGCTGGGATTGGCGGCGGCGCGGCCGGGGGTGGCGGTGGCAGCGGCTCTGGCTTGCTGGAGGATGCGCACCCCGTCAGCATCAAGGCAGACAGTAGCGCCAGCAGGGGTACTCGCATAGCGTTCGATCTCCCTCGTGGTCTGTTGAACGAGAGCTTGCCGTGCGGAGATATCCGCCAGGTAGCCTTTGACGGCGGTGTGGTTGGCCCCCATTTGCTGAGCCAGCCGGTCGATCGACTGTCGTGCTTCTTCATTGCGGGTCTGGAGCCAAGCCGCGTTGGCCTGAGCCTGACCCGCCTTGTAGGCGTCCGAATAAATCGTCTGCCCCCAATCCTTGACCGCGTTGATGCCCTTGACGATCATGAACGCCAAAGTCACGGCTAGGAGCCCGACGCCTATCCACCGCCAGGGCAGACCTTTGAAGAAAGCAAGTGCAGCCATTCGTCACCTCCGACGATAGTCAGCACACATGCCCTACCGGGCCTGGGGCGACAACCCGCTAGCTGACTTTTCGATCCGTCATCCGATGATCTGGGCAGCGCGCTTGCGTCCGCCAAGTGCCACGGAAACAAGCATTTCCACCCAAAGGGTCGGCACCCGCACCTGAGTGGGCCCTTCGCTAGTGGAACGTAGGGTCTCGGCCAGCAGCGCAATGACCTCTGCCTTGGTCTCGCCGGTGTGGAGCACTTCTGAGAAGAGGGTGGAAACCTCGTTGGGCTGGGTGACCGGGGCAGGGTAGTCGCGCAGCGCATCGATAGAAACTGACGAGACGCGCGCGGGCGTCGTGTTGGTGATCAGGCTGTCGACGGTGAAGCTGGTCACCCGACCGTGCGTCTCTGGGCCCACCAGCACGTCGATCGTGTGGGAGGTGAGCCGAG